TGAATTCAAAGCTTATGTAAGAGTTATGGAACCCCAAAATGAAAACTTGGGATCCACCAAACTCAGAAACTTAGAACCAGGAAATATTCAAATATCTGTTTATATTTCAGAACTTGAAGAGTTGGGTATAGATATAAAATATGGTGATTATATCGGTTTTTATGAAACCGAATCAAGAGTCAGATATTATACAGTAGTAAACGACGGAAAGGTAACTTCAGACAATAAACACACTTACGGAGGAGTATATCCTTATTATAGGACAATTATTGCATCACCCGTTAAGGACAACGAATTTAGAGGAAACTGATGGGATTTCCAAAAAAGATAAAGAAGAAAATTGATTTAGTTCCTGATAAGATACTTCTTGATAGGAGGGAACAACTTTTGGATTATATTACTGAAGATGGGACCTATCTTCCCAAAAGTATTTTACACGAAGATCTTGATTTGGGGATGTTGGAGTTTGTGAAGAATGATCTTTCAACCGTTGTTTCAGGAAAAAAAATACCCACCATTGATATTATCATTACGACTCAGAATTGGGCACAATTTGCTGAAACTTGGAATTTCACAGATTTAGATGAAAATATTAATCCACCCTTTATTGCTACCGTTAGAAATCCTGATGTAAAATTTGGATCTAATCCTGCTTTGAAATACAACATCCCTAACAAGAAGATGTTTTATTATGCTAAGGTTCCAACTTGGGATGGAAACAGAAAAGGGATGGACATTTACAAAATACCTCAACCTGTTCCTGTTGATATTACTTTTAATGTAAAGATTTTTTGTAACAGAATGACCGAGTTGAATGCTTTCAATAAGGTTGTTGTTTCCAAATTTGCTTCACGACAGGCTTACACTTTTATTAAGGGTCATTATATTCCGATTGTATTAGAAAATGTTTCGGATGAATCTGTTTTGGATTTGGAAAAAAGAAAGTACTATATTCAAGATTATAGTTTTACAATGCTTGGATTCTTGATTGATGAAAAAGAGTTTGAGGTCTATCCTGCGATTAATAGAATACTTCAGATGGTTGAGGTAGTCCCACCCAAAAGAAGAAGACAAAAATTTGTTGTTCCTGATTTAAGAGATACTGACTTTTCTTTTAGTTATTTGAATGGTCTTACCACTTTGAGTCAAAAGTTTGATTTCAATGCCGATTTGACCTTTGGTGATTTAATCAATGTTGAAAGTTACTATGTCTACGTTAATAATGAATATTTTGGTGAAAACTCTCCCTTAGTTTTTGTAAATAATGGTGATACTGTTTCGATTACCATTAGGAAGGTTGACGATAATGAAGATAGTAAAATTATGGTGACATCAACGTTGATTTGATCATTCACCATATATGTCTTTCTTTTTTTTACAATTATCCGTAATTAATTTTTCCACAAATTTGTGAATTTTAATACCATTCTTCATACAGTAATTTTTTAGTAATAAGTGATGTTCTTCTGATATTTTTATATTCTTCATGTAGAAAATATACGTTATTGACGTATTAAATCAAGGATAAAAAAGTATGAAAAAATTATCTTTTTTTAAAAATTTGTTTTGTAACCCCATTCTTTTGAGATTTTCCATAATATTTATGAAAAAATAAAAGTAAAGAATTTTTAATCAAAAAATGGCAACAGCAAATTCAGTATTCGTATCTCCTGGAGTATATACTTCAGAACGAGACTTATCGTTTGTGGCTCAAAGTGTTGGTGTTACCACGTTGGGTCTCGTCGGTGAGACATTACAGGGTCCCGCATTTGAACCCGTCTTCATCAAAAATTTCGATGAATTCCAATTGTATTTTGGAGGAACCAATCCAACCAAATTTGTAAACACTCAAATCCCAAAATATGAAGCGGCTTATATAGCTAAAGCATATCTTCAACAATCCAACCAACTTTTCGTTACAAGAATTTTGGGTCTTTCTGGTTATGATGCTGGTCCTTCTTGGTCAATCAAAACCATTTCTAACCCTGATGTAGACACCGTTGCATTGTCCTCTAACTTAGGTACTTTTGGTTTCACTTTTGTGGGTACGACAGCTTCTACAAGTAGCATCTCTATTACCCTTTCAGGTGGTGGTGCTAGTTCATACATTTCAAGTGTCACAGGTAATACTGTAACTTTTGCAAATGGTACTACTTCTACTGTATTAGATGAAATCGAGGGTTTTGCTTTTGATATTATTTCAGACAATACTTTGTCAGGAGATACTGCTTATGTATATGGTTCTTTATCTGCAGGTACATTCAATGCACTTACAGCCGCTGGTTTCACAGAACTTGTTAACGTGTTTGGTTGTGATAATTTGAACGCATCAAGTGCCGATTTAACAGCGGTAAGTAACGATACATGGTATTATAGTTTGTTTGAGTTAACTAATGATACTTACACAGGTTTGTCCTTCACATCAAGAATAAGTACATTGACGACTAACGGAACTGGTTCTTACACAGGTACTTGTGTCGGTTTTGTTAACTCTTATACTGCAGATACTTACTCTGATTCTCATAATTTAGTTGTTGGAACTTTCAGATCAAGAGGTGTTTCACTATATAACGATGATAACAACCCAACCTACGAAGTAACAGGTACAACCGATGTCGTCATGTTGGATAATTTGAATGGTATTTCTCAAAATCCTTTCAATAACTTCACAGTTTCTGGTATTACAAAAGATGCGGTTACATTCAGTTTCCAAACTTCATTCCAGTCATCTAATACTGATTTTGTTGGTAAGGTGTTTGGTAGATCCAACTTCAACAAAGATAGAACGGAGGTTCCTTTGTTCATTGAAGAAGAGTATTCAGGTCTTATGGCTACACTTTACAATCAAGGTAAAATTAGAGGTCTTTCAACAAGTTTGGTTTCTTTTGATTCCGCACAAAGTTTAGATCCGGATACAATTGGTTGGTACTGTGAACAATATCAAACTCCATCTACACCTTATGTTGTCTCTGAACTTCGTGGTGATATAGTTGAAAGATTGTTCAGATTTATTTCAATCTCCGATGGTAATAACGCTAACAGACAAATCAAGATTTCTTTGGTTAACATGTCTTTCGCAAATAACAACTTTGATATCTTAGTTCGTGATTTCTACGATACAGATGAAAATCCTGTAGTTTTGGAAAGATTTGCGAATTGTACTATGGATGTTTCAAGTCCAAGTTACATAGCTTTGAAGGTTGGTACTGCTAATGGTGAGTACGAATTGAAGTCAAAGTATATCATGCTTGAGATTGTCGAGGGTCACCCCGTTGACGCTCTTCCTTGTGGTTTTGAAGGATATATTTCAAGAAACTATTCAACAAATATTTCTCCATTCTTGGTTTACAAAACACAATACTACACACCTGGTCAACTTGTTTATACACCCCCATTTAATACACCCGTATTAACTGCAGGTGGTGGTGCATCAAGTGTTAGAAGTTCAGGTGATAAAGTTAGAAGAACTTACTTGGGTCTATCTAACGTACAAGGTTATGATGCGGACTTCTTCTCATACAAAGGAAAACAATTACCTGATAACATCGCAACTGATACAACATCTGCAGATTGGACCTACTTGACACAAGGTTTCCACATGGATGTTAACGCAAGTGCTATCACGATTCCAAGTATATATGTAACTTCAGGTCAATCGGCTTATCAGTGTGGTGTTGCTACTTTCCAAGCGGAACCAACTTCATCAACAAGTCCTTACTATAAAATTTACTCACGTAAATTTACTCTCTTACCAGCAGGTGGATTTGATGGATGGGATATCTACAGAGAATACAGAACCAACGCAGATGCTTACCAACTCGGAGATACCAAATATCTTCTCGGAGCAGCGGCGACGGCACAATTCCCTGACGCTTCAGGATGGGGAGCGTTCAAGAAAATCACCGATGGTGAGAATACTGAGTGGGCAAACACCGACTACTACGCATATCTTAAAGGTTTCCAAACATTTAATAACCCAGCGTCAGTTAACATTAACGTGTTTGTGACTCCAGGTATTGATTATGTAAATAACTTGGCTCTTGTACAAGACGCTATCGATATCGTCGAACAAGACAGAGCTGACTCAATTTATATCACAACCACACCTGACTATGAAATGTTTGTGGCGACCACTTCAGATCCTGAGGACTTCATCTATCCAACAGATGCGGTCGTTAATTTGGAGGATAGTGATATTGACTCTAACTACACCGCTACTTACTATCCTTGGATCTTAGTTAAAGATAGTGTGAACAACACCAACCTTTGGATACCACCAACATCCGAAGTTGTGAGAAACTTAGCTCTTACCGATAACATTGCGTTCCCTTGGTTCGCATCGGCAGGTTACTCAAGAGGTTTGGTAAATGCGGTCAAGGCAAGAAGAAAACTTACACAAGAAGATAGAGACATCCTTTATCAAGGAAGACTCAACCCAATTGCTACCTTCTCGGATGTTGGTCCAGTCATTTGGGGTAACAAAACTCTTCAAGTTCGTGAGTCCGCTCTTGACAGAATCAACGTAAGAAGATTGTTGTTACAAGCTCGTAAGTTGATTTCCGCAGTTGCTGTTAGACTTCTCTTTGAACAGAACGACCAACAGGTTAGACAGGATTTCTTGGATGCCGTCAATCCAATCTTGGATGGTATCAGAAGAGACAGAGGTCTTACAGACTTCAGAGTAACTGTGTCAAGTTCCCCTGAAGATATTGATAGAAACCAATTAACAGGTAAGATTTACAT